CGCATGGCAGCTCGTCAAGATCAGTGTGCAGCGCATAACTGCTCACCTCGTGTTGACGCACGCGACAGGTCGAGGGAGATCATCGGAGCTCAAATCGTCGCCAAGAACCCGAACCATCCTCACATGCAGGATCTCCTTGCCCGCGGCAACGGTCAATACCCCAACCCGATCTGGATGTGCAACAACTTGGGCCAAAACTGCCAAGTCCAGGCACGAGTGCTCTACTCGTCCTTTTCTTTGCAGGACGACACGCCGGCCACCCTGGTCCAAGCCATGCGTTCCCACGGAGCATCGGTAGCTATCGTCAACATCGAGGTGCCCATCGGCCTCGATTATGTCGACTCATTCCAGGAGGTCGATACTGGTGCAATGTGGAAGGTCGTCGGCGAACCCGGTCAAGAGCGGGCTCAATGTAACCCCGGTTTTGGTGACGCCGGTTACACCCATGATCTCGCCCGACTCAAGACATGGATGGGCGGTTTCCAGGATTATCCGCTTTTCGCAGAAGTCCTCTTCCAATTTGGTTCGGCGTTGTGCTTCCGGTTCACTCTCGCTGGCGACGAAGCCGGGTCAAGCAACTATCCAATGTTGGTTCGCACTATGTTGGACAAGTATTCGTTCATCCCCGGCGACGTTGCAGGCATTCCGGACTTCATCACCTCGGCATCACACTACGATCGGCTCACCCGTTATCTTACCACTCACCATGATAAGTTTGCAGCTAACCTTTTCAAGGCAGCACTCGAACGCGTGTCAGTCCTCACACCGGCCATTGTCCTTGGAGATGATAAATTCACTGATCGCTGGGTGTTGACGACCGACCAATGTATCTCTGTTGCCATGGCCGCCGCCGTGGACGTCCAAAAGATGATGCACAGGTCGGCTCTCGGTCAACGTCGTCTGGACGCCATCAACTCCGAACTCGCCACCTCAGCACGACGTGCTGAAGCAGCTGCTGAGACTGGTATGGCTGGTCGCGTTCTTGCGTATCTTCGCAATGAACAAACCATCACGTCACAACGAACCATCACCGACTGGCTGGCCGATCTTGTTGACGACCGCTCCGCGCGCACCCTCGCACAAACCACTGCCCTTCCC